TATGCAGGGGGTCGCGGGTGGTGGGTTTTTACAGACCGGAGGAAACAGCGGCAACTCTGCTTGGGCTGCCTGCTTTGAGTTGTACGCCACTGGATTCTTTAGACGTGCACTTACAGCCGCGGAACTGCAAACAATAGCCGACCACTACGGTTGTGAGTAGAAGGTAGACTATAGTTATGGCAACTTTTGATGATGTAGCAAACATCGCTAGAACTTATCTGCGAGACTTCCCTAGGTTCTTCCAAACGTCCCTTGCTGTCGCTGGCCGCACCTACCAACTAGGGCATGTCAACGTCGACTCCAACAGCCTTTATGTTGCTGTGTACATGACCTCCGGTGGCGCAGCCTCAGCACTGTCCGCTGCTGAATACAGTTTGGATGTTCGTAACGGTGTTCTCCGTCTAGCGGAGTCCGCTCCTGTCGGTGCCGAACTCCTTATAGAGGGTTACTACTATGAATGGGTAACCCCCGATGACCTAAACTTCTATACGAAGAGGGCCATCGAAAAGCACCTAATAGCGCTAGAAACATCGCTATCAAACCTTACCGACGTGGTTATCAACGCGATTGGCATCGCAGCAATAGTCGAATGCTTGTGGGCATTGATGACGGAATATAGCCGTGACATCGACGTAATTACTTCTGAATCCGTGCACATCCCAGCCAGCCAGCGATTCAGGATGGTGCAGTCGCTGCTCTCCCAGTGGGAGGCCGAATACCAGCGCCATGCCACAGCCCTCAACATCGGTCTTGACCGTATCGAAGTATTCAACCTGCGCCGCATTTCTCGCACCACGAACAAACTGGTTCCCATCTACAAGTCTCAGGAACTGGGAGATTACGCGCCGCTTGAGCGGATGTGGCCGAAGATTGACGAAGGTGTTCTTCCGAATGAGACCAAGGAAGACTCACTACGTACTGATGTATTCGTAGACACCCTCCCACCCAGCGCCGGTACCACCAGCACCAGCACTTACTACTGAGGCAGCCATGGACATACGTCGTGAACTTGACCTCATAAACAAGCACTTCAGGGTGCACCACCACACTGCCGGTGAGTCTGTGGTGTGGTACGAGTTCATCGCCCTTGGTACGGAACCCAGCATCTCAAGTGTCTATGACGACATCTACGACGAAGGTCGTCCTGACGTTTCTGGTAAGTCGTACCGTCCCGGTGTTATCGTCCCCACCCTACTGGTCGCTGAGAACGAAGACCAGAAGCGCGCCATCCCCGAGGCCCGCCAAGTAGTCCAGACCATGAACCTGTTCATATCCCTCAAGGACATGCGCGACGCTGGGGTGTCGAACCCCCACGAGTACTCCCACCACCTGAATGACATGTACTTGTACGACGGCAGGTACTACACCGTATTCGACTACCGAGTCCGTGGCCGCTTGCGGGATGACGTGTTCATTCTCATCCAAGGTCTTGAAGTGGCTGTTGATCAAGAACTTGTCAACGACCCCGGCCCTGCTCCGCTGGGTATTTCAGACCCTCCGTGGCCCGCAAACCTTCCGGTATTAGGGTAATATAGAGATGTCTCAGACGCGCGTTTGAGATAGACAACGCCTAGAACCGGAGTTAGCCATGAAGGCTTTTTCCCATACTTCTAAAACCTCTGGTTCTATCATCTCGGGCGTCCCCGCATTCTCGCACCTGTTTGACTTCTACGACACCAACTACATTTCTATATTGACCCAAGCCGTCAACGAGGCGCTGTCTGAGTACGAGAAGACAGTTCGCGACCACGCTCGGTCGACTTGGGGAGAACTAGCGAACTCAATCAATATTGAGTTCGATCCCTCCACTTTTGAGGTCACCTTCTCTGCGTCCCCCGAGGCCACCGCACTTGAGTACGGAGACGGCTCCCGTTCCCCTACCGCCGTTCTGCGCAATGCAGCCATTGAGGCTTCTCAGCAACTCCCCTCCAAGATAACGGCAAAGATGGCAAAGATCGCGAAGCCAGCATGACCGCTGTAGGACTCTTCTTCGCAGAGGACGCCGCGGTTAAACAGCGGTTCTCAGGACTTACCGTTACAGATGACCGTAAGGCCCAGCGCCCCGTAAAGGTATTCTTCCGTTATCCCGAAGTGGAGACCGAGAAGGAATATCCGTTCATAACCATAGAACAGATCGGCCTCTCGCACGCGAGGGAACTCCAACTATCTGAGTCGTATTATTACTACGACCAACACGGGACCCTTTCACCCTCCGAATCCCTATCTTACTGGCCATCAGAGATGGGTGAGGCCGAGTTAGCCGAGTCCGTGGTCGGGCCGGGGTATCTCCGGTCAGACTCGTTTGTACCTATTTACCTTACATACCAAGTATCCACATACTGCCGTAGTGCTATTCATGACAGGCAACTCGTGTCGAAAATGATACGATATGTAGTACCCTTTAGGCGTGGTTCCATCCTCGTAGCCGCTGACGACACTGTTCGGCGCTTCGACCTTCTAGGGTGGACAAACTCCGATCTTCTAGATATAGAAAGTGGATACCGAAAGCGTATCTTTAGAAAAGTCTTTACAATACAAATGACCGCCGAGATTCCTCAATCGGAATTGGAAGCGATTCAAAGATCAACATACGTTTCAAACGACGTACAAGCAGACATCGACCTGTTCCCATTTAATCCCAACCAAACAATCTCGGAGGTCTTTTAATGGCTACCTATTCAGTACCCGGCGTATACGTATCTGAGTCCCCTCTTGTACAGAACGTGAGCCGCGCGAGCACCACACAGTCTGTCGCCGCGTTTATCGGCACCGCTCCCCGCGGCCCAGAAACGCCCACTCTTATCAACTCGTGGTCGATGTACAAAGACTACTACGACGACGCTGAGATTGGCTATGAACTTCCCTACAGCGTCTACCACTACTTTGCAAACGGTGGACGAGACGCTTACATCATTCGTGCTACGAACGCTTCGGCAACCTCTGCCTCAGTCGTTATGCCGTACTACCCTTCCGGTTCAGGTGCCTCTCCAAACCTTTTCACATCCACTGCAAAAAGCCGAGGGACTTGGGGTAACACCCTTTCGTTGAAGACCACCGCAGGCAGTATCCTCCCAACCGCCACTCGCATCCCCACCTTCAACCTTTCAGTCCTTCTCAACGGCGTTGAAGTTGAGCGTTGGAACGAGGTATCAACCGACCCGTCCAACAACCGTTACCTAGAGTCGGTAGTCAACAACTTCAGCAAGTTCATCAACGTAACTGTTGCGTCGGGGGCTAAGTCAGCCTCTGATGGGTGGAGGTTCTACACAGCCGCCGCAGCACAGTTTGCCGGTGGAGCGAGTGGTGGTGCAGCCGCTGACTACCCAGCGGCGATTGACAAGTTGGATTCAGTCGAAGGTGTTTTGGTAGTCAACGCACCCGGGATAACCGACGCTTCTACCGTAAACGCCCTCATCTCTAAGGTTGAGAACCGAGGTAACTCCTTTGTGGTTATCGACCCAGCGACCAACGTCCCCAGCGACTACGGGACTTCGCTAGTCACCTTGTACACAGCGTCCTCGTACGCCGCGGTGTATTACCCAATGCTCAAGATGACTGACCCCTCTAAGACAGGGCCAGCCGCGATTCGCGACACCTACCCCGGAGGGGCTGTTGTCGGTGCGTACATCCGAACTGAGGTCGCACGAACTGTTGCAAAAGCCCCAGCAGGTTTCAACACCGACATCCGTAACGCCTTTGGGTTGTACGGCATCAAGCCAACTGCCGGAGAGGCGGGTGCCCTGTATGACTCCTACGGAGTAAACGTATTCAAAGCGATTCCCGGTGGGGGCATCATCGTAAACGGTGCTCGCACGCTTGACAAATCCACCCCCGGTAAGTACATCCCGATCCGACGGTCACTCAACTACATCAAGCAGGGTCTTAAAGACCTAACGGCGTATGCGGTGTTTGAGCCTAACGATGACCGTCTGTGGTCCTCAATTTCGGTCAGGTCTGCGAGTTTCTTGAACCAGTTCTGGCGAGCCGGGGGTCTGAAGGGTAAAAACGCAGCCGAGGCTTTCTACATCATCTGTGATGGGACCAACAACACAGAGGAGACCATCGCCCAAGGCGAGGTCCGTCTAGAGGTTGGCGTAGCCCTCCAGTACCCAGCCGAGTTCATCGTCATCTCCGTCAGCCAATGGACTGGCGGCTCAAACGCAGCGTCAACCCTCTGATAAAGGAGAAATAAAAACATGGCTCGTGCAGCAAAAACAGACCCTATTCGTAACTTTAAATTCCGAGTTTCAATAGTTACTTCAAGTGCTACCGAAGGTCTAGGTCTTGCCACCGCAGGATTGGGTGACCTTGGATTCGCGGTGGTCTCCGGACTCACCGTCAACAATGAGATGGTGGGCTACCGCGAAGGTGGCATGAACACGCACCCACATAAGTTCCTTGGGCAAGCGGACTTCGCCGCCGTAACCTTTAGCCGCGGGGTGTTTGAGAAGCAAGACCAACTCTACAAGTGGCAGCAGTTCCTCCACTCGTGGAACCAAGCCTCCGGTCTCAGCAGTACCAATAACAACGACTACCGTTGTGACGTGGTAGTGAAGGTGTACGACCACCCCAACTCCTCAGGAAATTACGGGACTCCCGGTGTGTCCTACCCAACCAACGTGTCTCTTGGCAACGCTCGTTGGGGTTTCAAACTATTCGACTGCTTCCCCGGCTCATACTCTGTAAGCGACCTCAACGCTGGTGATAGCGGCCTTATGATCCAGCAGATGGTTCTCCACCACGAGGGATTTGTGATAGCGTGGGACAAAGAGTCAGTGGATCAACTCGTAACCGCAACTGGCTGATAATATCCCATAAGGAGCAACATGAGTACAACACAAGGTTCCGTTGAAAGCCTTCTTAAAGAAGACGCACCAGAAATAGGGTTACCTCTACCCTCTATCGTCACTCTCCAACGGGGGGTGTACGACCCTGTGTCGAACGAATGGCACACCGAGGCAGAGGTCCGTGAACTTACGGGCGCTGATGAGGAGTATTTGGCGAGCCTTGAAACAAAAGCCACTGTCACTTACGCCGACTACATGACAGCCCTACTGAGCAGGGCTGTCGTTCGGATAGGTAACAACTTACTTACACCGGCTAACAGTAAGGAAGTTGTTGAGAACCTCATCATCGGTGACCGCGACCTTCTGTTCCTTGGCATCGTGAAGTGCACGTACGGTAGGGAGCGCGAGTACATCGCGCGCTGCGGTTCCTGCAACGAGAAGAATGATGTGGTTGTCGATCTGGACGAAGACTTTCCTCTACAGGTTCCAGAACACGACCTCCATGCTCCCGTGGAAGTGACCCTTCGTAAGGGCAACCTCATCCGCCTCCGTATGCCAACCGGGGCTGATAGTTGTTATGTGGGTAAGCACTCGTCATCAACGGCGACTCAGAACACCATCATGCTCTCACGCTGTGCTCTGCTCTCCGATGCAGACAGGGCAGGAGCCACTCCAGAAGAGTGGGCTAAGAACCTTTCTCTCGCTGACCGCGGGAAACTCATCAAGGCTCTCCTTGAAGTCAAGGCGGGTCCGAAGATGGAGGGGGTGAACGTCCAATGTGCGCATTGTGGGGAAGATATGCCCATCAATCTCAATTGGATGTCCCTTCTATTTGGCTGATGTAAAATACACGTACTGGGAATACGAACTGATTGCCTCCGTCTACCATGGGTTTAATCTTTCTGATCTTCAGTCTATGACTGTTCGCCAGAGGCGCTACTGGTTTAAAATGGCTAGGTGGCGCAAAACCTAAGGACTGATGATGGCCCCTCCTCAAGACGCATCCTCTTCGGCAGACCGCGAAGCCGCCTTGGCAGGCAACGAAGCAACTAAACTGCAAAAGGCAATTAAACTATCTCAATCGCTTAGCGTTGACGTTAGAAGTGTAAAAGACTTAGGTGGCGCATTTGCCTTTGTTTCAGGAGAACTGAAAAAACTCCATAAGGAACTTATGGCAGTTGAGCAGCGGGCCAACAAGACCGCGCGCGCCGTAGGCTCTATAGGTTCCGCGGAGGG